TTCTTCAAAAGCTTCAAGCTCTTTGTCTAAAGCATCAATTTGAGTATTATAAGCATAGTCTGCTTGACTATCAGCAAAATCTTTTTGTAACTCACTCAACTCTTCTTCGAGTTGTTTCTTTTCCGCTTGTGCCTCACGACTATCATCAAGAGAGAGTTGATCAATACGAGATTGTAATTTCGCAATTTCCTTGAGCTTACCTGCGACATCATCTTCGTGGTCTTCTTGCTCTTTGGATAATTGCAGTAACTCTTTCTTTGCTTCAATTATTTCACGGTACGACTCTTTTTCTTTTTCAAGACTCTCAATCTTCTGTTCAGATTCCCATTGAATAAGGTCTTGTGTTAAACTGATAATTTCAGAAAGTCCATCAGCTTGACTTTTATATCCGCTTTTTAACGACTGATAATATTGGGGGATAGAGTCGGTAGCGGTTTTAGTAAGAGACTGCATTCTGGTAAGATAACCAACAGCATCCTCAAAATAACCTGCATCCATACCCTTTGCAGTACCCATAGCTTTAGCAAGACCAAGAGTTGCATAAGCAGCACCCCAAGTTGCCTCACTACTGTTATATGTAGCCTGAGTAAGAGTTCCCAGAGTATCAATGTCATCTTCTTGTACGGCAATTAAAATCTTCTTCGCATATGCAAGGGCTGTTTCAGCCGCCATATCTTCTGTTTTTGCAGCGATTACTGCCTGAAGACTTTCCTCGTTTAAAACAAGCTGCCCGTTCTCATCGTAGAGATATTTTAAATACTTTGGAGCAAGTGACAAGATAGATTGCAGTGTATCAACACCAAGATAACCAGTAGAAGCGTACTCACTTGCCGCATCTGTAATCGTTGAATATACCTCTTCAAAACTATCAACAAGTTCATTTGCCTCAGTAACAACTTCTTCGATAAACTCAATTATCTTTTCTTTTCCTTCTTCGATACTGTCTGCAAGCTCAAGCCAAGTTTGAGAACCTTCTTCATTTGCTTCGTTTAGAGTTGTAAGGTCATCAATCAGCTCTTCAGTATCTTTTCTTAAAGCGTTTGTTGCTTCTTGAAGATTTTCGTGCTCTCCAACCGTGTCAGCTTCAAGCTCATTCAAATGTTCGAGATTAGCAATATAAAAACGATTTGTTTCATCGTTATATTCAACCTCAAACCCAAGCTGTTGCAAGTAAGGAATAGAATCGTGTATTGTTTTATCACGCAGATTATTTAGATGATTTAAAGCATCTTGTCTTTCGGCATAAACCTGATTTAATTCCTTTTGTATGCGAACCTTTTCGGTTGCCGAATCTGCATTTTCAAGGTCACGTTCTAATTTGGCTTGTTTAACTTCAATGTCGTGAAGTCTTTGTAGAGCCTCTGCATACCTTTCAACTTCAGCAATATATTCTTCGGTTTTATCTTTATCTTTATCACTGCCGTCTTTATCGTTGCTATTTCCATATACTTCAGCCAAATCCAAACCCTTTAAGGCTAATAGATTGTTCTTGGCATTAACTGTTCTGTTGAGTAAGTCTTTTGTTTGCTCTATTCTTTCTTCATTTGCCTCAATCTGTTTGTCAACCCATCCATTAAGAGGTTCATCGTCAATAGAAACATCCTTACCATTAAAAGTAACGGTCACATCTTTTCCGCTCACAACCGTAGAGATGCCAGTCCACAAACCTTTAAACCCGCTAAAACCTTCACCATTTAACAGACCTTTTATACCATTTGCTATTGGAGTCAAGATATTGTCGGAAATTCTTTGACCCCAATCTTTCATTTTTGAACCAACATTATTTAATGCTGTTAAACCAGATGAGCCACCTTTTTCAAAAGCAGAAGAAATAGTTTTTGCAAATGGAGACCATATATTTGTAGCGGACTTATCTCCAAAATCTTTCTGTTCATCAAGCTGATTATTTAAAGCCTCTTGGTTAACAGTAAGAATTCCATCTTGCATACTTACAAAGTTTTTACCTTGTAAGTTGTTGTATTCTCTAATCTTATTTACAAGCTGTTCGTCTTGATCTTGAATGCCTGTAACTTCAAAATTTTTAATTTCTTGAAGTAAATTTGCCTTATCCTCTTCAAGAGCAAGCTGGTCATTTAAAACTTGTTCTGTCGCCTCTAATTCAGCTATCTTTTTATCAATTTCCGCATCATACTCTTGCTCTTGCATATCGAGTATGGTGTTAAGCATATTCTTTTGACCCTGAATAGAACCATCTGTAAATAAATCAGAGGCTTCTAAAAGCTTGGGATATTCAAGAGCCAACTGAGCAAGTTCTTGCTTTGTTAGAGCTGTACCACTCTTTAACTTACTCATCGCATTGATAAGGTTGTCCATTCCAGCTTTAGCCTTGTCAAGACCATCAACCATATTATCAAAGTCAAGAACATCAACCATTGGAGCGTTTTTGAAACGAAGCTCTTCAATCTTTGCTGTAAGCTCATCAAAGGTCATAGAACCATCGGCTTCTTCGATTAGGTATGCAATTTCAATATCTTTGGCTGATAATGATTTGATTTGATTCTCTAAATCTTCAGCAATTGGTACAGTTCCACCTTTATCATCGTGTACTAACTTAACAACGTGATTATATTTATCTTCAAAATCAGTAATATCAAGCCCAATCTTGAGTGTTTTAATTTGTTCATCGTTATAACCACTGTTCTTTAATTCTTCTAAGAATTTATCAATAACAACTTTATATTCGCCAACGTCTATCTGGTCAGAATTAAATAGGTCATTGACAGTAAACATACTATATATAGCACCTTTTACTTCTGGCTCAGCATTATAAAAAGGTGTTACAATATTATCTTTTACATAATTTTGAACTTGCTCTGCCGTGGTCAAACCGGCTTTTGAAAAATCTATGCCATTTGCTATTGATAAGACAATGTTTTGACCTGTTTCGTCCAGATTGTCGTATAAAGGATCAGTTTGTAACCAAGCACTTACAACACCATTAAGTTCTCTCCAGACAGACTCTTTTTCACTCTCAATGGCTTTTTTCATTTTATCCTTGCCACTCTCAAGAGCTTTAATAGCGGCATCTTGGTCTTTAATTATAACATCGACCCATGTACTTGCCGGAGCAGCTTTCTTTACTTCATATTCAATACCATATTTTTTTAATGTTGCAATATACTCATAATACTCATCAGAGAATCGACCAATCTTTTTAGGGTCAGTCGATGTTGTATTGAGTTTAAAATCATAAGAGCCCTTAGACTTATCAGTTATGAGTTTTATCGCATCGTCAATATTATCAGAAGCATCTTCGATTTGTTTGTTATATCCATCCATTTGACCAGTAATATTACTCATCAAATCTGGCATTGTTTTTGCGACTTCTGCATTAGCTGCTTTTCTTTCAGCATCTATTAGCCCTTCTAACGAAGCAGTTAACGTATCTGCACTGTAAGATAATGAAAGCATAGCATTACCGCTACTATTCATTCCGAGATTTAGCTCTGGGAACATTTCGGCAATTCTATTGTTAAGATCTAAAAATTCAGCGTATTCTTCATCTGTTAAAGATACTTGTTCGCCAAATTCATTTACACCCTTTGCAAGTTCAACAAATCTTGGTATAATATCATTTGCTTCGTCTCGCATAGAGCGAAAAGCATTAGACGTCTCTTGTATTTTTGATGTTAATCCATCCCACTCTTCTTTTAAACGAGTAGCTTTTTCCTCTGCTGTCTCTATACTATCAACCAAATTTGAGATTACAGATGTTAACTCTATGATAAGAGTGATACCAAGTGATATCCAACCCCAAACAGGGATTGATGCCGTAAGAGATTTAAAACTTGCTGCTAAACCAGCATTTGTAGCAGTTAATGTTGCTTCGGCACCCGAAAGTCCAAGCGTTGCAACTATCTGTTCATATTCATCACGTGTTATTTCGTCCGTAGTTACTTTTCTTTGTAATTCTGTAACAAGCAATCTTTGCTGAGCTTTATTTAAGCCAGCTAAGGAGATGCTTAGTTGGTCTGTTGCTGCACCCTCCGATAAAATAGCACCTTTTTGCAACACAATTCTACTTGTTAACTGTTCTATATTCCTTGCTTGTGTATGTTTTCCAACTAATGCGGCAGAAGTAGCTATCGTTGACAGAATAAATGGAAATTTGCTGAGTAACTCAAATAAACTCATTAGAGCAGATGCCACATCTAATACAATTTTTACAAATCCACTGTCTATAAGATTATTAGACATAGCTTCAAACTTAGCTTCTAAAATACTTAGTTTACCAGCTATACTATCAAGATATTTTTCGTTTTCTTTTGTGGCAGAACCAACTGCATTGTTAGCACTTGCTAATGCCGCTTCAGCATCTTTGAAGTTTGTAAGAAGAGAAGTAACGGTGGTCGCATTTCTCTTGCCACCAATAAGTTCGAGTATGTTCGCCTTATCAACGTCTGTAATAGATGTCCACACTTCAGAGAGGTCTTTCATAATTTGATATGTACTCTTGAATGTGGTGTCATCAATCATAATATCAACTTTACCCTTTGTTAAGGTTAAAAGTTCTTTTCTAAGCTCGGATACGCTACTTGCCATACCATCAGTTGCTTCTCCGGCTTCTTCAGCCTCAGTTTTAGCAGCTCTTAGGTACATTGACATAGTTTTCATTGCTGTACCGACAACTTCAGGGTTTTGCACAACTGCGTTTGCAGCAGTAATCAAAGCAATACTTTCGCTTAAATCATTGCCAGCCGCAGCAAGGGAAGAGGCGGACTTTTGCAAAGCGACACCAATACCTTGTGAGCTGATTGCAAAATTGTTACCTACTTCGTTGAACTTATCAACGATATCCATAGCATTTTCAGCAGAAACACCAAACTGTTCAAATGCCTTGATGGTTGAAATAATTGATTCAGAAGCCTCTGAAATATCTTCAATGCCATCACCAACATTCTTGTAAACAAGTGCAGCTTCCGCTAACGAGCTTGAATCTTCGATATTGTATCCTAAACGTGCAAAGTCAGCAGTTGCATTAACTGTGTCCGCCAGACTTGCACCAACCTCTTTCGACATAGAGGTTGCTTTCTTTAAATAGCTTTCGTAAGATTGGTTTGAGAGGTCGGTTACTTTCTTTAATTCAGTCATTGCTGAATCAAGTTCTTTAACCGCTTTTACCATATTTTTGATGGTACGATATGCAGTCATCATTGTTTTAGTTACAAGTGACCAACCACCAAATTTCTCCCAGCCCTTCTTCAGAGTTGTAAAGAATGTATTGCCTGATAAACCTGCGGCATCTGCCTCGGTTTTTATCTCAGAAAAACGAATTTTTAATCTTTTTAATGCTTCTTCAGATAAAGTTGCTTCGTCTCTGAGGGCAAACATTATACCATCAAGATCGGCACCATATGCTTTATAAGCCTTGCTATTTGAAAGAATATAACGCTGAACTTGTGAACGTAGTGTTATTGTTTGCTGAGTTAATGCAAGTTCTTTTTTAGCAGCCGCTTCAGCATCCACAGCATCAGTCTTTTTAGCATTTGCGGCTTTCGTTGCCTCAGCCTGCTCTCTTTGAAGTAAAGAGATTTTCTGCTGAATGGCAATACCTTCATTTTGTAAGCTTGTCAGTTCTTCGGCAGATAAAGCGACTTTTGTTGCTCTTAACTGTTCGACTTTTTGCTGCCAAGCAGTATATGCTGCGGTAATTTGAGTTAATTCCGCAGAATTAGTAATCATTTGATTACCAGATAAAGCACCTTTATACGAGGTGCTTAACTTCTTTGAAATGTCGTTTACGACTTGTAATTGAGAAGCCCACGCACTGGCAGCCTCTTTTGCTTTATTAATATCTCCGGCTGCGGCAGTGATGCCTTCCGCTCCTAAAAATTCTTTTAAACCAACAATATTTAAACCGCTCAACATATACTGTATGTCTTTACGCAGTTTATTTATAGCACCCGTGGCATTTATCTCTTTAAGATTTACCGAACCAATGCCACCAGCTTGATTAAGCTGGTTTCGGATTTGGGATAATTGTGTTTTAGGATTAGCAAGTTTAATGGTGATATTTTTAATCACAATAGGCTTGCTACTCGTTGCACTGTTTACATAGTTCTGAATTTCAGTACGGAAGGCGGAGGCTCCAGAAGTGTTAACTTTAAGCTTTATTTTTGCTCCAAAAGCCAATTATATCACCGTCCCTTTTATAACAAAGAAGGGATGATAATAATAATCACCCCTTCAAATATCTATACAAATTCCAATTTCCCTTTTAATTCCTCGTTTTATTGCAGATGCTATTTGATTACTGTTGTCAATTTCATCCTGAGTGTTAGAAACTGCTGGACGTGGAAAACCATTTTTCCATATTCCTGTATTTCCGCTTTCAATCAGTTTCAAAAACGCACCCGGATATCTATTGTGAAAACTCCAACCGCTAACAACGGAGGGGGAGGCGGTTGCAGTGCTTGTAATAAGAATTGTGTTTTTATCAAGCATAATAGAGGTAACAGCCTCTTCTAAAACGTGCCGCCTTTGATATGTCGTTCCGTTAACCCATCCGTTTTCTTTTGGAGTATAAGCATCATAAATATCTGATTTTATATGTTTCTTGAGTATTTCTTCTGCAATAGGTGCAACATCTTTTTCTAATATTACAGATAATTTATTGTCAACTGCATTGACTAAATCATCCCATTTAGAAAAATAAATGTCAGCCATTTTATTCCTTACTAACGGCGATAGTTTCTGTCGTATCAGAACCTTCGGATTTTACATCCAAGATTACTTTAGCGACATCAGCTTCGTCCATTTTATTTAATTTAGTGATACCCTCGATAACTTTTGAAAGGTCAGCGGGGTTCAAGCCACCGAATACCTGTTCACTCGAAGTAGCAATATCGTTAAATTTATTGATAACTTCGTTTATTTTGGTAACGGCAGAAGAAGAAATAACATCAAGCATAAACTGTATTTTACGGTCAATCGCCTTTACGATGTCATTCAACTGACATACATTTATACTGCCAGTAACCTGATTGAAAGCACGTGTTCCGTAAACTAACATATATTGTTTTTCAAGATTTGAAGGCATCGCAAAATTAGCATAATGCGTTAAAACGGCTACACGAAAAGCAAAATCGTATGCTTCAGGAATATAATCTCCAGTTTCGCTGTCAACACAAGCCTCAACAACCTCTTGCACAAATGCCGTCATTTCATAGAGCGGAATTGTCTTTTTTATTTCAATAACAACATCCTCTGTACCGGCAAGCGTTTCTGTTACAATATTTTCCTTGTCAAGTGCTGACTCGAATTTTGCGATAGATACTCTTTTAATATCTTTTTCCATAAATCATTTCTCCTTTATTTCTTTTTGTAATTGTTTTTGTTTCTTGCGTTCTTTACGCTGCTTTTTAACATACTCAAGGTCACACCAACCTCCGTCTATTTTTGAATAACAAATCCAACGATATATAGCATCGGGATAGTGATATGTAAACATTTTCTTTTTCAGCATTGCCACAGAATCAGGGCAACCTTTTGTGTCAATCACCTCAGTATGTCCATCTGAATACTCTATATAAAAATCAGCCACATAATTTATGGGCTGAATTGTTTTCCCTTTATGTATAAATTTTGGCTGTAGTTCATATTTCTTTTGTAATTCAAAATGTGAAATAACCCCTTCTTTTGATAGGGGTAATACTACTTCTTTGTAGTATCTCATCTCCAATTGACTATCAAAAATTATTCCGTCATAAGTACGGTTTTCTGTATTTTTATCAACATTAAATTTTGTTCGTTCTATTTTAATCACCACCGTTTTAGCGAAAAATAAAGGGGGAGGAAAACTTATTAGATAAAATGATTCCTCCCCCTAAATAAATCAGCTATTCGTCGCCAAAACCACTGATATATTCGTCGTCTGGCTCACCGTCGAAACCATTGACATCTTCATTGTACATAGTAGATTCAACATATTCGTCTTCTACTTCAATTCCTCTGGCTTGCTGAACTCTGCGAAGATACTCAGCTCCGCATTCAGGCGAACAAGCGACTTCTTGCCACCTGAATGTGTTTTTTACAGCGGTGGTGTGACAAGCTTCATACTTGTCACCACACACTCTACATATCTTTATTGCCTTTGGCATAATTAAGCACCAGCCTCATCTTCGGCTACAGCATCTTCAGCGTTTGCACCGAAAATGGTGTATGTCCAAAGCGAACCGTTAGAGCCACAAGCACCAGCAAGAGATTCTGCTTCAAACGCATGAACAGTCTGGTTGTCGCCCATTTCAAAGTCAAAGTTACCGCTGAAGTCAGCCTTCGGAATATAGAACTGAATTCTGTAAACATTAGCGCACTTATCTTCCGCAAACGCATCAATGTAAAGCTTACACTTTTCAGAATAAGTGTCAGAAATGTTATCAAGAACATCAGCCTTAATATTTCTTGTGTAATAAGCAATTACCTCAGTACCATCCTCATAAGCACCTTCTGCAAAAAGAATAACCTTTGTTTCAGGATCATAAGAGAATTTGCCGTCACCAGCAGTTGCATCCTGAGTTAAAATTTCACCAAGAGTACCATCGGTATTCTTAATGTAAAGAGACTCAATCTCGTTACCTGCCGTACCAACTGCAATATAAGTTGTATGTGCTGAGTTGCCTTCAATTGTGATATAGTCTGTCCACTGAATAGGAGCACTTTCCATAGTCTGGAACTCACTACCAGTCTGCATTTCAAGCAATCCGCCAGATACAAGACCGTTAGTACCAGATACAACAACCGCCTTATTCTTCTTTAACGAATTAAGCTTACGACCGCCCTTACCAGTGATGTCAGTCTTGTCCTGAGTGTTTGCGATTTTTGCGTTCTGTAATTCGTCAAGAGTAAAACGATAAGCACCTGTGACAATATCAAACGCAGTAATAGTCTCAAGACTTGTGATTGTGATATCGTTAATATTCATTATGTATTCCTCCTGTTTAATTAGAAATCCAGTTTAGTTCTTTTTGATCCAGCTCTTTAACACTAACCGTACCTGCATAGCAACCAATCATCAAATTATCAAACTTAACCTTTTTAACTATCTGATGTAAACTTGCATAAAACTGGTATATGGTAAGTCCCAAAGTTGAACTGTAATCATATGAAAATTCAGATGTATTTACGAGAGCAACAATGAAGTTTTCTAACTGCGACTGATTGGATTTCCGTTTATTTCTTTTTTGTCGCCGTCTCGCACGTTCAATCATAAATTTCTTAGCCTCTTCATTTGCGGGCTTTTTTGTGTTTTTTTCAATGCATAAGATTTGTCTAAGAAATCTACAGATTTTATCGTGTATAGCTCTGTCAATAACTGCACCTGTTTTTTGATTTAATAAAATAATGTTTCCGTTTTGTTTATTTATCGCCGTTTCAAAATCTTTTAAATTTATATCACCAAAAATAAGGGACAGGTCTCTGTTTTGCAAATCCTTAAATAGCAGACAAAACAAATCCCAGTCCGTAATGTTTGTAAAATCAATTCCGGCATCATCAAGCTGAACCATCATATCGTATGGGGTAGAAACGATTAACGAAATGCTTTCATAATACTCATCTTCGTTCTTGATTATTTCTCCAACTGTTGGAATTTTTACCGTGATATAATCATTGATTTTGTATTCTGTTTTATATAAAAAACCACTCATTACAATCACCTTCCATAAGCTTATATTCCAGATAACTGTTTTCTGTTGGATGGTGGTTGTTTCGTGTTTAAACGATTGAAGTCTTTTGCGTAGTATGTTAAAACTCTGCCCTGATAGTCAGCTATGGGTGAAAATCTACCTACAGATTTGAGATTTAACTCTCCGAGCCCATAATACCTACTACCATTGAGAACTTTATCAATTTCTGCCGCTATCTTATCTGTGCGAATACCTCCCGTTGATAAACGCATTTTGCTTTTATGTGTGAATACCCAGACATATACTACAGGCACGTAGAATGTTTTGTTAATTACCTCAGCGACATCAACGTCAAAACAAATAATTGTTTGTCCGTTATCAACCGTTTCTGGTACAAACTCAAAAGGGTATATTTGGGAATATGCCAATGTATGATTTGGCACATCGCTATTATCTTTGTCTGTAACGAGTTTTACAATAGCTTCATTGCAACACAACTCTTTCATAAGTTGATTTTTATAATTAAAAAATTCATTTAATTGCAATTATATCCACACCCCCTTATTATCGTCATTGTCGGGGAGCTTAGATGACTCTACAATTTCTTCAATAGTCGTATCTTTATCAACGTGTTCGTTATCAAGTGATTGGTATGGCTTCCAATTGTAATAGTCAGCAATACGCAATGACACATTATCATCGTCTGTTAAATTTACTTCATTTAGAATAAATCTAAAAACGCCATTGCCGTTATACACGTTATACAACTTGTTAGGTTTAGTTATTTGGTAGGCAAGAACATTAGTAGAGTCCATATCATCAACCAAAAATCGCTTTCCACGAGTTAATTCAATGGTATCATCATCTTTGCCAAGTGTTATAGCTATACGTGCATCACCAATGGACATAATATCTTCAGCTTTTTCACCGATAAGATACTTCGTTCCATCTTCGACGATACACCACTTTTCTATAATCTTTCCGTCTTTATTTAGCCATTTAAGTAAATAGTTACATCGACGCATTTTTCCAGAAGCATATACTTCGTCATTTGCATCGAGTTCGGTGATTAGCCAATTACTATTGGCAAACTCCACTAAACCACCGTGAGGTAAAGAGTCACCGGGCATAGCACAGATTTTTTTTATTGCTAAATCTTCCTTTTCATTTAAAATGCTTACAGTCTGTTTTGAACCACTTATAATTACTTCGTGGCAAGACAGAGAATCTACGATTTTATCAGAAATATAGGATTTGGTGTGATTTAAAACTCTTTCATGCTTAGTTACCCCATTAACTTCCAATCGTGCTTGGTAGGTGTCCCACGTGCCCATGACTACACCTCCTCAACACAATACTTTTTCTGTAATTTCTTACATATATTTATCGCTTTAAATACTTCACATCTTACAACCTCTGTATTGCAATCATTCTCAATTAAATACTGAAGGATTGATAGAAGACTTAAATACAATTCATCATAATTAAGCTCAGAAATCAAACTCTGACACCCAATCAATTCTCTTTGGAGACTGTCCATATATTTTCCAAGCGATGGCTCGCCACTTTCCTTAATGGGTAATATTTTGTAAAATAGACCTATGAGAGATTTTAGATAGTTTTTAACCAGATTGTCTGGTATGTCGATTCCTTTATTAGTCATCATATATGTAAATCACTCAAATCTCCGTGGTTATAGGAGTATTCCTTCATCATATTTGAAAAGTCTTTTTTACACATTTTATACGCTCCGGTAATACGGTTGAGTAATTCTGCTGGTGAATAACCAGAGTAGTCGGTTGTATTGAGCATATTTTCATAATTTTCTTGCTTGTAAACATATGGTTTCATCCATTGCACAAGCATACCCTCGGAAATGATATCTGCAATTTCATCAATATCCTCAGCGGGGATATTAATAGGAAATTCACGAACATTATCGTCTCCATTGGTAATGTCGTATTTGCAAATTCTTTTAAATTGGGAGCAAGCCCTCTTCATATATCCATCAACAGTTTGAGTTCGGTTTTCTTCTGGTAATTTTATAAATTTATACTCTTCAACCTTGTCCAAAAAGTATGATGTAAAAATGTTATAGGAAACGCCCATAATACGCCTCCTTATCTGTCAATCAACTCAATTAATAAGCTTTCTTCTAACGCAGTAATAACTTTGATAGAATCAATTATTCCGTCACTGATTAATTGCTTAGCTCTGTATGCGACAGACTTTTTCTGACCAACTGAAAGGTTAGAAATAATCTTTGAGATTTCTTCTGAATCTTTGGTAAATAAATCATCAAAAGAGTCGTAATTTAAAGCATACTTGTAATACTGAGAAACTCCTAAATAATCAAGAACTTCTGGGTCATCAATTAAAAACCAGTTATTTTCAAAGAATGATTTTGAAGCATTTTTTGCATTCTTTAATTCCTGCAAATCCATATCCTGCTCATCACCGAATTCTTCCCATACGAAACGTTCCTGCGTTCTTCTACTCTTGTAAATTAACCTTCCCTGAAAACCGTTTCTAACGGTAATAATCATATTTGGGTCAAGTTCCTTCTTAACTTTATATTGCTTTTTCTGAGTTGTTGTTTCAGCAACAGTCTTTGACTCGGTAGTTGATGTTGCTGGTTTTGTTGTGCTTTTAGTTACCTTAGATTTCGTTGCCATAACGTTCTCCTTTAATTCAATATTTTTAAGTGGGCGGTCTAATGTGCAAACCGAACACTTTTACTATAGTATAGGGGGCAACTTTAGCCAGTTGCCCCGAACACATAATGCTGTGTAGTGTATGATTACGCAGTCATTTCGTATCTACCGATACCTGCGTTACCGCCTGCAAGCACGATACCCATACCATACTTCTCACCATAGAAGTAATCCTGTGTGAAGTCTTTGTTGTCTGTAGGATTGCCAAGCAGAACTGTTGACTGTCCTTCATATACGCACTTGATAGGCTTGTCGTCACCTGCGATAATTGTAAGTACATTATCATCAAATACAAAGTCGGTAGAACCAACCTTATGTCTCTGAGGAGTTACAACAACAGGAGTGCCATAGAACTTGCCATAGTAACCCATATTGTATAAATCACTCTTAGACTCTGCACCCTGAATAGCAGGAGCAAGATTACGAACCGCCTTCTTAGAACCGATAATAGTAGCGGTCTTGCCACCAGCAGCAGCTTCTACGTGAGCGATAACATCAAGTAATGCATCCTCATCATAGTTACCAGCAGCAGGGAAGTACACTGCGCCACCAAAATCAGTAGCAGAAGCAGTGCTCCAAAGAGCATAAATGTCATCAAGCAACTTCTTGCGGAAAGATTCAGCTACAGTCTGGATGAACTTATTAAAGTCAACCTGACCAGAAAGAACTCTGTTAAGCTCTTCGTAAATCTTAACAACTTTGAAAGTTGTCGGAATAGAAGTTTTGCTTGATCCGCCAAGTCTCTGTCTGCGGATACCCTGAGTACCTTCGGCAGCATCAGAAACTACGAATAGATTGCTATCTTCAACAACAAACTCATTCTTGTCGCCGAGTGCAACATTACGGAAATCAACGAGCGCATTGAAATATTCATCGCCCTGAAAACCTTCAACGATAGTACGAGCAAGAATCTGCTCTACAAGAGTAAAGAGACCGTTGCACTTACCATCACGGATTGCTTTATAATCAAGTACAGTACTTCCGCCATTAGCTTCAATCATAGCCTGACGAAGTACATCCATAGACTCGCCCACTGAGTACTTAGTAGGAGTGCCGTGGTAAGCATCAACGGCAAGTCTTACAATATCTTTATAATCAGCCATATTAGTACATCCTCCTTCTTAAATTAGGCAATTTTAATTACGTAGTATGTATAACGTCCGGCAATTTCAACTGCCATAATTGTGCCGTAGCCTGTACCAGCAGCATCAACCTTACCGTCAGCACCAATACCAACCTCGTCACCCTTAGCCGGAACAGTGCCACCTACGAAACCATCTTTTGTGATAGAGTACATATTGCGACTGCGAGGAATATATCCACGAGCAATAGTACCTGCTTCGTTAATAAACTCATCAAGGTTCTTCTTGCGCTCATCATACATTACCTCTTCGGTAGCAACGATAGCACAATCTTCAATCTTACTTGCAGATGTTGCAAGTACTGCCTTCATAACTTCACGCTGACCATCTTCATAACCCTGAAGCTCAACAATAGTACCATTTTCAACAGCGATAGGATTACCGTCAGCATCATAAACTCTTAAAGAAACAAGATCAGCGGCAACATCAGTGCCAGAAAGCAGATCAGTTCTAATTACTGTATAAGCCATACTTAAATATCCTCCTTAAATGTTCTTTGGCGGAAACTGAACAAACAGACCACCATAAGGTTCGTTTTCAAATTTATTTTTGTCTATAGCAATTCGAGTAGATGTAGGTTTGTTTGCAGAGAAAGTAACAGTGGTATTTCTACCTTTAATTTCAAAACATTTACTTTCTACATCTTCAAGTGCCATTTCTGAGCAATCAGCTTTCAATGCTTCAAACGCCTCTATGCCATCCAAGTCGGAGAAGCGAGCGAATAATTCGTCTTCTGCATCTTTGCGTTCCTCAGATATTTTTGATTTCTGATAATTTCTCAGAGTATCAAGTTCAGTCTGCATATTTTCAATTGTTTTAGAAGCTTCGCTATATTTCTGCTCTGCAACATTCTTAGCGCTTGATAAAAGTGCGTCAAATGTGTATTTGAAGCTGAAATCTGCACTACCTTCATCAAAATCTGCAATGGTAAATTTCTTTCTCTTTTTACTCTCGAAATCAACAATAACATTGTCGCCATTCATAGAATAGCTAAAGCCATAGAGCTTCCAATCTTCGCAGTCATAACAATACACTTCTGAAGTTTCGGTATCATAATCAACATATATGTACTTAGAGATTTCTCCCCAATACGGGTCTGTATATTTCACCGCATATAAAGCTTCAACTAAACCTTCTCTGAATTGCTCACCGGATAATGAGAATTCCTCATCATCGCCTGTTTCGCCTTCGCCTTCACCACCGCCTGCACCATCTTCGGGTACATCTTCAACGGGTGTTTCTGGTTCGTCTTCAACACTTGCAACTTCAGGCTTGTCTTCGCCCTCACCTTCAGAACCTTCTCCGTTTCCACCATCAACAACCTCATCATCGTCATCATCTTCGAGTTTCTTTTTGTTGATAGCTTCAAATTTTGCTCTTAACTCTTCAATTGAAAAATCTTCTATATTGAAATCAAGTGCTTCTACGGTTAAACCGTACTCTGATAAAAGTTCCATTCTATCCAATGAGATACTTCCTCCTTTCGAGAGATTTTGTGTGATATTTTGTGGATTTATGTCATCCTCTTGCGAGGTTGTGACCGTTGAAAAATGCTCTTTGAATTCAGTCATCATCTTGGTGTATTCATCACGGAACGAATTTAAAGTAAACATTTCAATGCACGCAGATTCATAACACGGTTCTGCACTTTCCAAAAGACAAAATGCTGTAAATTCAAAAGAGTCTATGTGATAATATCCGTCAACAGTTTTTCCGCTCTTGACTTTAATCTCCATAGACTCATCAGTTATGATGTTCTCTTTAATTTTTGAATAAGCTTCTTGCCTTTTCCAAATGAGGATTTCAACACATAGGTATTCGTGTGTTTCACCATTGTCTTCAGTGATAGTTTCCCACCAATAATTAGCAGATTCAGGAACAACACCTACAGGTTGAGTAATGTTTACAAGTTTCATCCCTTTATTTGTGCTGACTATTTCAACATCGTGTGCTCCTATAGAATCGGTTTCACGATTATAGTTGCATACAATAGGGCAATTATAAATTGTATCAATGCATTTCTCAAAAGTACTTTTGCTAATGAATGACTTATTTCTGTTTTTACCTGTGTAAGCTACCCTTAAAATGCCTTTATCAAATGACGAATTGATTTCGGTAAGTTTTTCAACGGCAGATTCATACACAATATTCAAACTTTTGTCACCCAATATTAATCACCGCCTTTTGAGCTATGTAGTATTAAAAAGTCAAAGTATCTGATACAACGCAAGGAATATCGAGTGTGTCAAATTGACAATCCTCTTTATTTGCAAAAACCCAAACAGTTCCTTCAGAGTTACCATTATCTTTTAAGAGATTGTAACCGTGTGCAATCAAATAATCTCTGCTTTCAATATCCATAACATATATAAACATTAGTTTTTCTCCTTTTCTTCTTGGTTAAAATTAAGCATCCTCACGAGTTTGTTCTCCAGACTCAGTGAGTTCGTCAACATCTTTCTCTTCACGACCAGCATCCTTTGTTACATCCTTGGATGAATTTGCTGATAGCGTAGATGAACTCTGCAATGGAGTAAATCTTTCTTTTACGCCCAATACATCATCTTCTAAGAAATTCATACAATCCATCTCATCCTGAGCAAGCCCTTGTGATGCACAATAATACGAAATCATCGGCATACCCAATTGACAGGCTTTAATATAAGCGTCACCCACTTCTTTTCGGTTAAATGGACTACAATCTAAAAATGTCACTTTGAAATTCTTTCCATATGACTGTGCGTGTAAGAAACGATTTATAGCCGCCTCTATATTTTTCACAATTCCATATGTTAAAGCTTGGTCAGCTTTGATTGATAATGATAGTGCATTAGCAGATGCTTTTTCATTATTAAACAACAAACTTGATACACCGGCAGCGGTAAATAGGTTTTGTTCGGCTTTAGATATCGTGTCGGTATCACCAACATTATTCTTTTCAAAGCTTATTTTGTTAATGGGCATCGGTGTTAAAATTGAACCAATTTCTTCCGGCAAAACACTATCTAAGTTCCTCCAGAACTCTTTGGCTTTGTCGAAATCCATTTCCCATTCACCCTCGTCATTAATACCAAGTGTCATAACGAGCATTGCATAGTTTTCAAGTTCGGTTTTTGTTAATTTTAATTGTTTATAATCTTCAATATCGTATATTTCTCTAAGTAAGCCGACAAAAGGAGGTACGGCATAATTCAAAATATCGTTATTGCATTTTATAGCAAAAGAAGTGGGGGAGTCTAACTCCTGCCACTTCATATTGGTTCTGTCTTTTTGATATGCAGCATATTTCACCTTAAACTCAGGTGGATATGTTTCAAGATATTTTGCATTACTGTCAAAATAGGAGAAATCAAACGACACATTTAAAACATTATCTTCTATGATTGCGACGGTACAATAATCTGATGGTAATTGTTGAATAATTACACTATCTGTATTTACCCACATGGTTCCATAAAACACATCTTCACGCAAACATACAGTTAACACTTTTGCAAACTGATTTTTTATATCCATAGATGATAATAAATTTAAAACCTTTGTATAGTTTCGCCTGATTGACTGCGGCTTGGCAGTCGAAGTGTCGATTTTATGCGGAGAAACAACGTAAGCCAAATCCGATAAACTTGAAAAATACTGAATAAGTCGTCTGAAATGCGAGCTCGCACTATAAATATAAATTACAGCATTTCTAATATTTTTCTCGTTAGTATATGGATTTTGCAAAAACTCAGTGATTTTATCTTTGCTATATAAATAGAAAGTAGGCGACGATGCGGCACCGTTCAAATCTCTTAATATGAGTTTGTTCATTG